AGAAGCGTTGAAAATACCAGCTTCAGTAATAGCACCAGTACCAGTACCAGCAGGGAATGTAGCAGTGTAAGTGATAGAGTTGTTTTCTTGCAAGTTACCAGACAATAGAACACGACCAGTTTGAGTACCTAGTGTAGTGTCTTCTGCTAGAGGGGAAGCAGTACCAGTACCAATACCCATATGAGTCATAGCAACTGGAACGTCTGCGTTAGTTGCAATCATTTTACCAGCAATGTAGATTTTACCAGTAGTAACAACTAGGTTAGGCACTTCAAATTGTTCGGTGATCTGTCCAGCTTCGTTTGTTTTAGTGACAGTAACCCAACCCTTTGGGCTTACTTGGCTTCCATGTTTAATTTGTTCAATCATAGTGTCTCCTTTAAGATGAGAAAGTTGATGGTCGTTCGTTAGAATAATGTTCAATTGCATATGAACCTGTGTCATATGGTTCAAATACTACGAATCCATCCTCTGGGTATATTCCAGATGTTGGATCAATAATTGTATTTAGGGTAAATGTAATAGCGTGTCGGTCTGACATTGGAACAAAATCTGTAAATGATTTTGTTGTCAATACTTTAGCGAATATTTCAAGTAACTGTGTTGTGTCTGCCGTAGTTTTAGAGAAACTCTTAGCCACAACTTCTGTCATAAAGACAGTCTCAGCTTGACCTGTTAAACCAATACCCTTAGTGAAGAATTTATCAAATACTTCAGTTGTAGAATAGCTATCTTCTAGCTTCTTAGTAAATAACCAAGATGTGATATCAGTAATGTTGTTACCATCATACTCAGTTTCAAGGTACTTGTACGCTGCGTAGAAAGTACCACGGATAACGTTACCGTTGGAGTCAAGTTCATAACCGTCTGAAGCAATAACAGAATCGTATAAAGTAACACCAAGAGATTTGACAAGAGAAGTAAGACCAACTGCAAGAGTAATCTTGTTGTTGATACTATACTCGCCGAACATGGCCATACCAGAAGGGTGAAGCATAGAACGGACAACGGATGCATACTTTTCTAATTGTTCGTCAATCTTCAACACATAAGCGAAGGCTTGGAAATAGTATGAGTCTTGGATCATCATAGAATCGTCCAAGAAGCCATCGTTTGTCTTATAGTAGCCAGGATACTTAGAAACGGCGTCTAAGCTAACGTTCAAGATAGCTGGGTCATCACCTAACGTATCGGCAGCGTTAATAAAGAATTGACGGGCAATTGTACCAACATAACCACCGTTGGCATATCCGTAAGAACCAACTACTTTTAGAACTGGTACAGATAGATAACCATGTCCTGGGTATGTAACCTTACAGCTAGTGATTACACCATCAGTGATACCATCAACCTTAATTTCTGCTCGTGCAGAGCCGTTGATGTTAACGCCATTGCTTTGCGGGTAGTTAATATCAATCCAAGGGGTTGGAACATCATACCCAGAACCACCGTTAGTGATAGTATATGATGTAATACAACCATCTTTAACTACTGCAGTTGCCGTAGCGCCAGTGCCATCACCGTCGATAGTGACAGTTGGGTTGGTGTATCCGTGACCAAAGGTATCAATAACAACGCCTGTAATCTTACCATCAGTAATTACTGCATCTGCAGTTGTACCAGAACCATTAGGGTCTGTGATAGTAACAGTTGCAGTGGTATAGTCTTGTCCTTGGTTTATGATAGTGATATCAGTAATAACATCGTTTCTCAGCTGTGGTACAACAACGTTAGCGAATCTACCGTGTTCAGATGAGTCCCAGTAATCACCCATGTTAACGTAACCAGATTCGGTAAAACCTTCTGTCTTATCGTTAAAGTTGTAGTCATAATCAGCGCCGATGACTGGTTTAACAGAACCACCTGAACCAAGAACGTCGCCAGGAGCATTAGTTACCTGAGCGAAAACTTCACTATATCCGATACCGAAATCGTCAATGATGATTTCTTTAATTGAACCATTTTCAATTACAGAGTGGGCTTGTGCGCCAGTACCATCGCCTGTAATTTCAATTAGGGGTGGCAGTTGATAGTTAGAACCACCTGTTAAAATTTTGTATTCTACAACCTTGCCGTTACTTGCAACAGTATATGTTAAGTCTGAAACAACAGTGTTTCTCTTACGCTTAGATGTTACAGCTGAAGATGGTAGAACAGTTACAGAAAAACTTGTGTTGTAGAAAAGACCGAACTTGATAACGTCAATAGTCTTCAATCCACCAGTTTCAGTAACTGTGGCAACCTTAAACCAGAACGGTGTACCTTCGCCAGTGTTTAACTGGAAAACCATACCAGGTCTGAAGTTCTTACCTGCGTCGTTGATTTTAATTTTGGCAGTGTTTGGTAGAATCGTAGCTTGAAATTCTGAACCATACTTAACTGTGTTGTTTGGGGCAATGTCACCGTAGAAGTTTCTATCTAAGAATAATTCCCAGATATTAAGAGTTTCATTTACGACAACTGCATTTTGCACGCTGGCTGTAACGCCTGAAAACGCATCCGCACCAGCCACAACAGCGGTGTTGTAAATCTTTTTACCAGTTTGGATGTTGATAGTTTTACCGATCAAGTTGATAGGATTACCCTGCGCAACTTGAACGAAAATAGAAACGTCTTGAGTCCAACGACCATCGGATACACGAAGCATCTGACGTCCTGGGTAATCAATGAAAACGTCTTTACCATACAGCAAACGGAATAGAAGTTTATATGAGGCTTCAGAACCTTTTGCTAGGTATTGTTCCTTGATGTGTTTCAACAAGAAACGTTCAGTATTGATATCAGTGCTAACAACTGGATAGTTGTGGGCAAGTTCACCCTTGAAGAACTTCAAATATTCTTCAAGAGTTTCGTCGATGTCTCTAACGTTTCTAAGATCAACCCCTTGATTATCCAAATATTCGTAATATGCCTCTACGAAAGAGACGAACGTTGGAAATTCGGCTCTTACGAATTCAGGTAATTGTTGCGCCGCTAAATTTTTCAGCGCAACTCTAAGGTTGTTATTATCAGCCATATTACTTTAGGTTTCTGATAGAAGTGAAGATATAGTTCTTACCAGCTTGGTTAGAACCAGCAGCAGTCATATCGTTAATTACGTTTACGCTCAAATAGTTACGAGCAACTTGAACGATCTGGTTATACGCTGTAACAACATCATAAGATTCTGGCTTCAAGATGAATTCAAAAGTGGCGTCAGCCATAGAAGTGATAGTTAAGTTACGAACGATTAGAGTACCGTTTGCATAATCAACTTCACCAATCTTTGGGTTCACAATATACTTATTCTGTTGAGCATCATAGTAGAATAGACGTAAGTTACCCTGACCATCATCATCAATGTAGTGAATGTTAGCAGTGTTTGGAATATAGAAACCAGTAGATATAACAGATTCAGCAGGAATTGTTGAGTTGAAGATCGGGTTGATCATGTTCAACTTATATTCGGCTGATAGGTTATATCGTGGAGTAAATTCACGACGAACCAAAATCTTAGTCGTGTTGTTAACAACGGCTTGGTCAACTTCATCAATTAGACGTACAAGTTGAGAATAACGTAGAACACCGTCGAACTGCTTCAAGTTGGTGTCATCATAAGCGTAGATTGCTTCACGGATTAGGGTTTCCAACTGGGCTGGAGTTTTGTCAGAAACTTTAGAGTTGTAGTAAGCTGTAACGTCAATCTGAACGTTGAAGTATTCTGGGTCAATAAACTCAGGTGTGATAGAAACAACAGACTTCGGAGCGATAATCTGGTTCTTGATATAATCTTTTTCAGTATCAGTTAGCTTGTTCGTGTCCTTTGGTTTTACGCAAATGAACGTCTTACCGTAGATAGGTGGGTCATTATCTTCACCACCCCAAACAACAACTGAAGAAGCTGAAGGGAAGTTTTTAATAATTAAGGTTTTGTAATCTTCTGTTGTAACAGCACGGTTCTGCGCAGCGAACATACGTGGTGCGTTGTACTTAATAGCTTCAACGTCTTCTGGCGAAGAACCACCAACAGCGGCAGTAGAGGCAACAACAGTTAAACCTGAACCCAAAAGAGCAGTACCAGCATAAGAGAACTGGTTGGAACCGTTTGGTCCTTCTAGAGAAGAAACGTAATATTCCATTGTCAGGAAGTTACCATCAATTGGTTTGTAACCAACTACGCCATCGCCGAAGTAAATTTCGTAGATACCATCGTCAAGTTCTTTAATAAAGTAAGACTTAGAGTTTGAGTCCATGTCTGTAACTGCGCCAGCTGAAGTGTAAACCACGAATGTATCTGAGTCGGCAGTTTCACGCACCTTAACCACAAGAGTGGACAAATCAACGTTAGCATTAGGGATAATGTATTTCTGACCAGTGCGGATCGTGTAACTATATGTTAGAGGAATACCCTCAATCAATTCAATGTCGTTAAACGTATAAGTACCACCAACGGCAACAGTAGTAACGTCAGAGGTGTTATAGAATGTGTATGATACACCGTCAATAGAAGTCAAGAACGGTTGGTTCGCTGGAAGAGTAATAACGCTTTGGTAGTATGTTGGAGCAGTAATTGTAGCGTTTACATATGCTTTAGCGCATGCAGCTGAACTTGGAATATAACCAAGCGTCTTAGCGATAGAAACAACTGACGCACGCTTTGAAGCGGAGTCAAGAAACATTTCGTTGACCGCCAAGTTGGTGTACAAGTTGTTATAGTGGGTGTTATATGCAAGAAGGTCAAGAAGGATGTTGAAAGAAGAACCTTCAAAATCATAGTCTTTAAACTTATCCTGTGACGATAAAAACGTCTTCAGGTTATCTTTAATTTCATCAAAGTCTAATGCATTAACTTTAATACGTTTTGTTGATTGTGCCATTATCGTGTTCTCTCTAATACGAAGTCAAGAGTTATTGGTCGTTCGGTGTTTACAATTCTAAAAACCACATTGATGTATAATGAGTTATTCTCATCTGATGCAATGACATTGACATCGATCAATTGCACTCTCGGTTCAAAGTTTGAAATAATGTCGACAATCGCTCGGCGAGCCATCTTTTCAGTAAGTGGTGTTATGTTCTCAAATAGTAGTTCTCTTAATGGAGAACCAACTTCACTATGAAAAGGCTTCTCATAGTGACGAATCTGAAGTAGGTTTTTTACAGCCTGCTTGATAGCATTCTCGTCGTGCTTCTGAACCAAGTCTCCCGTCACTGGGTGTGGGGAGAAGTTAAAGTCTAAGTCCGAGAATGTTCTTGTATTTCTGCTCATAGATATTATTTATTCTATAAAACTGTTGTCTGAACCTTTGGCGATATAATCACCATCGTTTAATTTGTCACCAATTCTTGCAAGGTAATATCCCTCAATCTTAGTCTTTGAAGACCCTTCGACTGGGTATCTTATGTCTTGAGGGTGAATAGCTTGACCCTTTGAGTGTGGTAGAAACTGACAAGATGGATCAACAACTCCTGGTTTCTTACCGTTAAATTTGGTCTTAGATACTGGGGATGTCACCATTTTAGTTGGTGGGAATCCATCATGCCCCGTTGTAGTATCTCCGATAACTGAAACTCCTGGCATATTAGATCTTCATGATATATGCCAAAGCATAATATGGTGGTAGGTTTCTGTTCGTGCCAGTTTCACCTGTTGCAGTGACCGTAGTTGTCACGTTTGTTGTAATGGTTGGAGTGTGAGTGTGGCTATGTGAACGAGAAATAGTCACGCCTCTGTTTTCGTTATTTTGATTTGTAAAGCCATTATCTTCAAACGTATTACCGTTGTAACCAGCATTGCTGGCATTTCCAGCAGCCGCATATAATCCAGAATCATTGGCATAAAATGTAGCCGACCAAGCGTCAGTGTCAGAAGACAATGAACCAGATGATGTTGCAGAAGAAGTAGCAGTATGTCCGTGATTAACAACGACTGAATCTTTAAAGCCACCAGACTTAGTATCAGCGCCAGTTACAAACGTTGTAGCTGGACCAGTAGAATCTGATCTGGCTCCGATAACGAATCTATCTCTTAAATCTGGCGTGTTATTTGTACCATCACATAGTCTCCATCCTGATGGAATTGAACCAACCGAACCACCCCACATAACGATACAACCAATTGGAATAGCTGAAAAGTTAGCAATTGTAGTTACAAGGTTAGAAATATCCGTCTGGGTTTTAGTAATAGATTCAGCTTGTTGGTTTACCGTAACCTGAATGATGTCGAAGTTAGCATCTAATTCCGCTAACTGTATCGCACCTGTTCTTAACTTAAAACTATTTGGGATTTGCATTTTATGTCCAATTTACTACAACGTTGGATGTATTCTTCCATTTAACTATGGCATCATTAATACTATTTATCCATTGTTTATACAACGCCTCATCAATAGCGCCAGTCTTGGAAATATAACGCAACAGTAATTCTCTATTCAAATCCCAGTTGTTGTTTACAGTTTTAGTGTAAGCCTTTGTTGTAACTAAAGTGTTTTGGTTACCAACGACTTCATAGACCGTTGCCGTGTAATTGTAAACTTTGTTTGGAGTCAAGTCTGGACTGTACTCAATAATCTGTTCTAGTTTTTCCAGATCAACTTTTCTAAAGTTATTTACAGAAATGAACTCGTTTGGTACAGCAGTTGTCTTATACTTGACGAACATATCAAATACATCCGAGTAATACCCAGAAATGTTATTGCCGCTAATAAAAACGTTTTCAGGTTGCGCTTCAGTTGTTGTAATGACAACACTATATGTCTTAGATGGAAACTCGTCATCCGTATAGGTCAACGAGTGAGTGAATGCCTCATACTCGTCAACCATTGGGAATGTCTCAATATTCCATACAGCAGCCATTAAATTGTACCCTTCGGTGGGATAGTATTTATCAAGAAGAATCCAGCTGGTAGACCCTTAGAATTACGCTTGTAGACTTTATCGTTTACCATAGTGAACGCCATCTTACGGTTGTTATCCTTACGGTAAGACATATGCATCCAAACAGAATCGGGTGCACGATACTCAAGAATCAACTGGTCATAAACAATCAACTGTTCAATCTTCTGGATCATCTCGTAAGTCTTAGTGTACTTGTCTGGAATCTTCAACACGATATCTACGCAGTGACCCTTACAGTGGTCTGATGTTGGAGACTCATTCTTAACAACACCCTTCAAGCGATATCCTGAAGAAATAACCCACTGTGTACCATATCCAGAACGACCCCCTGGCAATACATCAATAATAGGCTCAATGATGTTGTTTGCAGTTTCGGCTAAGTTACCTACAATTTCCTGCACAGTGTATAGACGTTCTTGACCGCCAGAAGCTGGTTGTAACATCTGAGGTGTAAGAACGTGTTTCTTATCAGCAATAACCATACCAAGGACAACGTTCTTAGACAAGCGATAATCGTTCGTGAAGTCTCTAGTGTTCTGGATATCACCTTTATCAACTGCGACTGGTTTACCAGAACCGCCAGTAGGCGTCGGGGCTGATTCATCAGCTTCTGGTAGAACAACTGCACCGACCACACCTTCAGTGGCAGCTTGCTTCTGAGCCGCAGCACGACCTTCTGGTGTATCCCAATCGTCTGGGGTTTCAACAACAGCCTTCTCTTCAAACTCTCTTGGAGGTGCGATAGAATAACCAATTACAGAGTTCAATGGTGAACCTGCAGGTGGCGGAGTCAATGTAACGTTTCCTACATCAGCTGCACTACCTGCGCTAACACCGAAGTTACCTTCAGAGTAGTTCATATTGAATGTACCAGCAACGTTAAAGTCTGCGTCACCTTCTGATTCAATAGCAACCTTAGCACCCTTGTTAGATAAATCTCCAACAGCTTGCATAGACATATTAGCTTGTGACTTCACGTTAATCTCTGCAGCATCGACGTTAAATTTGCCACCAGCTTTTACCAAGAAGTCGCCACCTGCTGCTAGAGATACATCGTTAGCAACTCCAATATCTAAGTTGTTACCAACAGTTAGCGTAGCGTTTTGTTCAACTTTAATATTAGCGTCAGAGCGAGCGTAGATGTTAGTTTGTCCATCAACTGTAATGTTACATTCACCAGCAACGTGAATACAACCGTTCTGTTCCATCAGGACAAAGTTATCACCAACGATATAGTTTACTTGTGTACCGTTAGCATCAACCTCAGTGAATGTGCCAGAACGATGGTATGTGTTAACACGTTCTTGACCAGGTGTATCGTCAAACTCTTGGATGTGACCAGATTCAGACTCAAACACTTTGTTGAACGGATACTTAGCGCCATATGGAGCAGCTGGTTGATCCCATGTAGCACCACCAGAAGTTGGAATACCAATCTTACGGTTTGCGTCTTTCAACTTAACAACTGTACCTTCAATAACACCACGAGCTAGACGGTTCACATCAGACTCGCCAATGTAATCTTTAAGCGGGTATTTATTATTTGGGTCACGGAAACCTAAACCAAAAGAACCTGTCTCAATAGACTTCTTAGATGGCCCTGGTTTTGAATCAGTAGAATCTTCAACAGCTGGAATAGCTGCGCCAGCATCTTTGCTAACACCACCACTACCTTCTTTACCGTAGAAATATTCATAGTATCGTAACTTACGTGCAGCGATATCTGGCGAGTTTACACCAACAGCTTTTTTAGCTGCATAGAAATAGTCTGGGTGAGCGTTAGAATTAACACCCTTTGACACACGATCTTTAATGTACAATGCAGCAATAATAGCTGACGTGTTAATGTCTAAGTCTAGAGAATCTGGGAAGTTTACAATGTCGACAAGTAAACCCATCTTCTGAGCCATGTCGTTGTAACGCTTGTAGTTTGAGTAACCAGTCAATTGGATAAAACCACGACCATAATACTTGCCAGCCATCTCATCAGTCGTATGACCAAAGAAACCCTTACCACGTTTGGTTGGTCCATAACACCAAGAGAAGAACTGCTCTCGTGTGACGCCTTTCTTAGCAGCGTCAGCGTAAGTAGCGACGTCTTCATCAGTAGCAAATGAGAAGATTTGCTTCAAACGTGCAGCTGAGTAGTTATATGCTTCTTTCTGAGGAATCCATCCAGATTCACCACCAGCAATACCAAGCAAAGCGCACTTCTGTTCTTTAGTTGTCAATCCAACTTTGTCGCATGCGGCGATAAGAGCCTTAATACCTTCAGACGCCTTTGTTTGCGTATTCTTAAACTCTGGGATAGGTGGTAGAGTTGGAATCTCATTGTTTACTGGGGTCGTCTTAACCGCTTCCGCTTTTTGGTCAAGTGTTGAACCAGTGATGTTAGTCTTAGAGGCAACCACAGCTTGAACAGAAGCCAGTGGTGGTTCAAAGTCAATAAGGTTTTCACCGTAATCTCGAACAGCCTTTGAAACTGTAATTTGTGTTCCACTATCAATGGAAACGATAACTGTGCCATATTCAATACCATAACCACTAACACGCATGTTGGCGGTTAGTTTTGAAGTCAAGTCTTGACGGTTGTAGTCTGGGTCATACAGTTTAATAATTTGACCGTTGGTTGGTCCAGGGACGCTTCTTAAACGAACGACGTCTTTGCCTACTGAATCTGTTTCAGCGATTGGTCCAGAGTCGTCAAAGTCAATAGGTACTGGGTTTGTGGCAATACCACCAACAGCGCCCATGATAATACCCTGCTGGTATGAATCGTCAAGATACATAATAACAACGGAAGAACCTTCAACTGGTCCAATCGGAGTGTGACCAATACCGTTCATAGCTGCAGATGTAACTGGCTGCATAGCTGCGCACCATGGTAAATCTGAAGTGGGTAAAAGGTTCTTGTCGTGAGTGTGTAAACCAACCACACGAACTTGACAGCGACCCAACTCCAATGGGTCAACACGGTTCTCAACTACACCGAAGTAAATACTATTTTGAGCCATTATCCAACTTTCTTCTTCATAGAGTCTTTAATCAATTCAATAAAACATGTATGACCGTCTGTGGAGATTTGGTGATTAATAGCAGACACCAAATACTTACCACTGTTAACAGTATCAACCAAATCTTCGTTTCTATCGCTTTTCTTCATAGGTTGTTTCTTGTACAAAGTTAACTCGGCAACTTGACCGACAGTGTAATCGCAACGACCAGCAACGGTGATATTAACCTTCTGAGCTTCAGCCATCTTCAAGAAAGATATACGTTCCTGAACAATACGAGCGTTTGTGGTATCACCGAAAGAAGTAAACGTTTCAAAAGCACGAGGGAATAGAATGTGCTTTGCATTGCTTCTACCGATAGCCTTATCGGAGAACAATGGGTTTTCGTTCAAGTGAATCTGTTTGGAGAACTTCTTTTTAATATCAAAGTTCTTAACGGTGTAGGTCTTCTTTGTAGAGTCGTAGGAGATTAGTTTAGAGTTATACATACCACCAGACAATCTATCCATGTAGTCATATGATTCAATAAAGTCAATCTCGCCAACACGCTTGTAGTCTTCCAAAATGTTCAGTGCGTTACCACCCTGTGGGAAGTTATCACGTGAATACTTATCCATAATAAACTGCTGGAATGTTTTAGTCTTATACAGACTTTCTAGCGATCTAAAATTAAAACCATCACGGTTCTCGAAGAACAAGAAAGACGGTGATTGGTTTTCTGAGATAGAGTTATCTGAAAGATACGTTAAGTTTTGAACTGGTCCCCAATACGGAGAAACGTACTTAATAGTGTTACGAGTATTCTCAACGTTGAACTTCTTTTTGCTCTCTAGTCCGTCCATCTTATCGACAACGAAAGTTCTAACAATGTCTGAGATCTTACCAGAGAAAACTCTACTGATTTTCTTGTTAGTATCAACCAACGCTTCAGCGGAGATAAAGTTCAATTCATAACCAACGGCTCTATCGCCAATGTTGATTTTGTCGTTCATCTTATAGATGTGGAATAACCCGCTGATTGGTTTATCCAGCGTTGGAGTTGTAACTTTGATTTCAATAAATTCTTCACCAATCAGTGGTAGCAAAGAATGTAAGTCAAATGATTCTTTTAGAACGACTGACCCTGTAATGAATGGAGAGAAGATATCCTCAAATATTCTCAATTGAATTACTTGGTTTCTGACGTTCTGGTAAACACCTTTAGGTGTGATGATTTCCACCTTTTCGATGCTTACATCACCAGCGAATCTTAACGTATTAGCAGCATTGACAATTTCAGGCATTATAACTCGTCTTGATAGTTTCTAAGGATTGTTTCCAACAGAGTTGGAGAAATAATCTTAATTCTTCGCTTTTGATCATTCTCATATCTATGTTGCGTGTCGCCAGTAATAGGGATTGCTCCAGATACTGGGTTAACTGTCTGACCCTGCGCATTGACATAATACACTGGGTTATATTCTCGCCCTTCAGTGATAATGGTCAACTCAACGTTACCAACACCAGAATGAACTGTTGCGCCTTCTTTACCGTGAGTAAGCAACCATTCATCAGAATGATTCATTAATGGGAAGTAGAAGTATTGAGTAGCTACATCTAGACCAAGAGGGTCTACTGGGAAGTTAAGATCTACAACAAACGATCTATCATCATCTTGAATTGTAATCTTTACTGGAGCAGTTAGATAAGCAGGGTCGAATGGAACCTTTGTACTTGTAATCTTGATATGAAAATATAACAAGCCGTCTTCGTGTGTATCCCAAAACCAATCAGAAGAATACAGCTTTGGATTATATACATCAGCGATATGCTTCGCTAAAACAGTTTCAGGCACTGGGAAGTCAGCTCTGTAATCATACTTACCATTACACAACATAACAATCCAGTGGTATTCTGGTGTACCATAAAACTTTTCAGAAATAATCTCTGGCGTTTCACCATCAATAATATCATATTCGTCGTACAATGTAATGTTCGACAGAATCTCTTTTCTAAATCGAACGTTACGTGTAATGTCTTTTACAATACTTGTTTTGATTCGGTCGCCGTAGTTGAAGTCATAAAGAAACTGAGGAAATTCTTTAAAATACATTTATAGTCCTCCTGGCGTCAAGCCAATAGTTTCTTTCGACGCAAGTTGTAGTTCTCTAAACTCTAGTGACATATTAATTTGTGTCGGCATACCATTTGCGAATACAGAGAAGTTACCGTTTGGCGTATAATTAACGCTCATGCTTTCCAACACACAAGAAGTATGTTTGTGTAGGTTTAAGTTTTCTGTACCGCTAGTGTAATAAGTGATATCAAACTCAGATGGGTAAATCCAAACATAGTTCAACTCACTCTTGAACTCTGGGTGCATGTGTAATTTGAACTGGTGAATAATGTTTAAAACGTTTTGGGCTTCAGCTTCATCTCTTGGATAAAATTGATAGTCAAAAGTAAACTTGCGGAAGTCAACACCTTGGAAAGTTTGTTCTTTCTTTGGGTTGGATGCTAGACCAGCGGCACCGCTAATAGCATCTTTTCCTGGCACCTTATTCATACCATATGCGAAAGCAGCTTCAGCGCCAGTAGCCATAGTATCAGTCATGTTCTTTTTAGCAGCGGAAGCATTACCAGAAAGAGCAGCGCCAACTGCGTTAACGCCAGAAGAACCAGCAGACATTAATGCCTGAGCCGTAGCAGTTTCAGATTCACCCCATTGAGTGGCATAACGAACGCTCAATTGGTTTGGAATGTGAAGAGCAATAGCAGTTTTTAGGCGACGTTGACTTCTAGCGTTAAAAGGTACAGCGTTCTTGACAGCTTCAATATCAATCTTACCAACAGCGTCTGGTAGAGCCTTATTGGTTGATCTAATCATACCTTCAAAAGTGTCTGTTAGTTTCTTAGCATTGGCTACTAGAGAACCACGCATTCTAGCTTCTGTCTTGTGATCTAATTCAACCGTTTCTTCAGTTAGTGATAGTCTAGAAGCATCAGAGATATTGACATAGAAAATAGCATAATTACCACCATACTGCGGTGATAATAAATCCATAGGGTATGACATCTGGTCTACCCTATACTTGTTAATATCAAAAGAACGACGGCTGTTGTCAATCCATTTTTCTCTTGGCGGATTGAGTGCTTTGGTTGTTATGTCTTTCGCTGACACAGCAGCGTCTTTTGATGTTTTTACTGCGCCAGAAATGAAGCCTTTAGCATCACCTACCTTCTGGCTCATGTAATCGAGAATTCCCATACAGGCTTCCTAAATATTTTTTATTTGATTATATATTTATGTTCCATAAAAGACGTTATGTACCAATAAACCCACAAAAATACTCTGGGGACGTATCTAATATCATAATGCGTTCTTCTTGGGAAACAAGGTTTGCGAAGTGGTGCGATACAAACCCTCAAATAGTTCGTTGGAGTTCGGAAGAGACGGTAATTCCGTATGTATGTCCAACTGATAATAAGCTGCACCGATACTTTATAGACTTTAAGATCCGTGTTCAGCAAAGAGACGGTTCAACTAGAACTTACCTGATCGAAGTCAAACCCCTAAAACAGACTGCGCCGCCTGTATTCCCTGGCAAGCGTACCCAACGCTATTTAGCTGAATCGTATAGTTTTATCAAAAACCAAGCTAAATGGAAAGCAGCTACTGAATATGCAAAAGACCGTGGATGGGAATTTAAAATCATTACGGAAAAGGAACTTGGCTTATAATACCTAAATATAGGATATGCCAGTTCAAATCAAACAATCTCGCACTGCTGCCCAGATCGCTGCTCTCGATATCTTCGAGAAGAATAAGTACGATCTAAAAACAGCCTTTCGTAAGTCAAAGGCTTGGTACGAACAGCAGATGATTTTGTTGATGAAACAAATTAACAGCCCGTGGATGGTTCTAAAAGGTAACCCAACTCAACTTACAACCAAGTTGATGCCTGGGAAGATGTACATGTATATCTATGACCCTTTGTATAAAGATAAGATTCCTTACTTTGACCGTTTTCCGTGTACTTTATTATACCAGCGTTCAATTAGTGGGTTTAGTGGAATCAACTTCCATTACCTGCCATACCAGATGCGTGTCCAATTATTGTATCATTTGATGCAGTATAAAACAAACGCCAAGATGGATGAGTCCACACGTATCAAATACAGTTGGGCAGCTATCAAAGGCGTTACAAAGTTTGCTGCAGCCGTACCAGCTTTTCACAATTATAACTTTGGTGGGTTACGATCTACTTTCCGTGAGATTAGAGCGTATGACTGGACAACAGCTGTTTTATTACCAGTTGAACAATTCGTTAAAATGCCTGATGACAGAATTTGGGACAAATCTAGACAGGCTGTAAACCGAATGAAACGAAAGAAGAAAAAGTAAAATGGCTACACAACCATCAGCTAATAGACAAAAAGATTTCATTGCTGAAATCAAAACAAAGGGTATCGCTAGAACGAACCGCTTCACGGTAGACTTTACTCCACCGAAAGCGATGCCTGAACTTACTAAACGAATGTTGCTATTCTGCGAGAAGGCATCTCTCCCTGGTATCAATTTCGCCACAGCTGCTAACCGTTCATATGGTGAAACTCGTGAAGTAATTTACGACCGTATGTATGACCCAATCACGCTAACGTTTCACGTTGATCGTCAAATGACTGTTAAGACTATTTTTGATCAATGGTCACAACACATCATTAACCCAATTGATCGTACAGTTGGTTGGTATAACGATTATGTAACACCAATGACTATTCGTATTCAGGATTTGGAAGATAAGTCAACTTACCTAGTTCAACTCTATGAAGCATACCCTAAATCAATTGGTGCTGTTTCGTTGGATTCTCAAAACAACAGCGATACAATGAGATTGGATGTTACATTCCAATATAAGTATTGGTATGCTGTCCCTATCGAACAAGACCCATACACTAAGCTAGAAAAGACTGCTGGTGGTTTCAAAGGGTATTTCGACAACTTTTCAGGCTTCCAAGAGAAGTTCGGTAAAGGTTTAGGTGAGGCTGGTAACTTCATTACTGGCGCAGTTGGACAATATGCTATGCGTGGATTCTCTCAAGTTACAAGTAGAATCCCGTCTATTCGTTTTTAATTTTTGGATTTGTATATGAATACTGATGAGTCTTTGTCAAAGATATTTGATATTGAACCTATGAAAGAACAAGAGGTGGAGGTTCTACCAGCAACTGGTGAACCTAAACACACGTCTGCTAAAATAGAAGACGACTATGATCACGCGAGGGATAACCTTCGCGAACTGCTTACACAGGGTAAATCTGCTTTAGAAACAGCTTTAACCGTAGCCAAGCAAAGTGAACATCCAAGAGCTTTTGAAGTTGTCGGCGGGTTAATGAAACAACTCGCTGATATCAACCAACAGCTTATGGATGTTCACCAACAGAAAAAGAAACTTGAAGAACCCACAAAGGGTGTAGCTTCTAAAGAAGTCACAAACAATAATGCTATCTTCGTTGGTAGCACATCTGACTTGAGTAAAATGATTAAGAAAATGACAGGAGAATAATATGGCTTTACCAATGAATACACAACCAACGTTCAACATGACTATCCCATCTTCTGGGAAGACTGTACGTTTTAGACCGTTTGTGGTTAAAGAAGAAAAGGCACTTCTAATTGCTCAGCAATCTGAAGACCCTAAAGTTATGGTTGATACGTTGAAGAACGTTTTCACTAGCGTGATTCAAGATAAGTTTGATGTAGATAATCTGGCAATCTTTGATATTGAATACATGTTCTTGCAGATTAGAGGTAAGTCAGTTGGCGAAACCATTGACCTTCTTTTCCAATGCGATGACGATCATGGTGAACAAAACGAAAAAGCACGTTCAAAGATTACTATTAACATCAGCGATTTGAATGTTGTTAAACCAGAAGGTCACACTAACAAGATTGAGTTGTTTAACAAAGTTGGTTTAATCATGAAGTACCCAACTCTTGAAACTCAAGACTTGTTAAAAGACGCTGATGATATTGAACAAGTCTTCGATCTAGTTGCAGACCTGATTGATTGTATCTATGATGGCGAAGACGTATACTATGGTCATGAAACAAAACGTGAAGAACTATTACAGTTCTTGAATAACCTAACAACTGAGCAGTTCGGTAAGATTCAAAAGTTCTTTGAAACTATGCCTAAGATTTCAACTAAGGTTGAATACAAGTGCCCGATCTGCGGTAAAGAACACCATAAGGTATTGGAAGGTCTACAAAGTTTTTTCTAATGGCTCTCGGGCATGAATCTCTGCAGAACTACTATCGTATGAACTTTGCACTTATGCAATATCATAAATATTCGTTAGCAGAGTTGGAAGATATGCTGCCATTTGAACGAGAGCTTTATGTGCATATGTTAGTCCAATACCTAGAAGAAGAAAAACAACGGATCGAATCCAAGAAGAGGATATAAGAAATGCCTAAAAGAAGTAGCAAGGGACCAATGAAAAGTGTAGCCAGAGGCGTTAAAACCGCCAACGGTTCGCTTGGTGCGATCACAGCTGTATTGGACCAACAGTCCCAAGCACTTCAACAGATCCAAGTTGCCGCTCAAGGTAACGATGCTTCTAATCAAAGTGACGCTAAAGTCTTAATGTCTATTAAGATTCAGCAAGCTCAACTGGAACTACAAAAAGATCAAGCGGCGTTTCTAAAGAAAATCTCTGATGGACAAAGCAAACAGATCGAAGCCCTACAAAAAGGCAACAAAGACTGGAAGGGTGTTGGCGATAGATTCAAAGATCTAAAGCGTAATGTCTCCGATGCGCTTGATCCAAATACCATTAAGAAGGCAATGCTTGGACCATTTAGTATGTTCAAGGGTGCCCGAAATAAGATGGAAGACCTTGATTACGTTAAACGTATGAAGGCTCTTGGTTCAGATAAAACACCAAAACAATTAAGAGAAGACGCTAAAGAACGTAGAGGCGCCAAAGAGAATGCTCTAAGAGCTGGCGATGATATTGCTCGCCTAAGAAAAATGGGTGCTTCTGAAGAACAGATTAATGCTTCTGATGCAGGCAAGAGAAGATCATCATCTCTCGCTAAGATGAACAGTCTAGATAAAGTTACTCCAGTAAGCGATGCCAATAATAAGATGGGTGGTAACGTTGCATTCAAGAGTGCGCCGTTGGCTAAAACACCTTCAGATAAAGGGCAAGTTGCGCAATCAACAACAGACTTACTAGCTGAACAACAAGCTAGTAAAGAAAACCAATCAGAGATGTTGCGTTTGACTGGTGGTCAAACGGATTATCTAGCACAGATTGCAGCTAATACTGCTGCTATGGCTGGTATTACTGGTTCATCTGCTGGTGGTGGCGAAGACTCTGGTAGATCCGCTAAACCAAAGAGCGGTATTGGTAAACTAGCAACTGGTATCAGCGATACTATGGGTGCTCTTGGTTCTGGCGTTTCTGCTATTGGTAAAGGTATTGGTGACGGTATCGGTGCTATCTTCAAAGGTATCCTTGGTGGATTATCTGAAGGTATCAAGCTGTTTGCTTCTGCTAAAACTGTTGCTGGTATCGCTGTTATGGGTTTACTAACAGCAGTTGTTTGGGGTATGAGTAAAGCACTAGAAAACTTTGCTAATCTAGACTGGGAAACTTTAGGTAAGGCTGGAGTTACAATCGCTGCTCTAATTGGCGCTGGCGCTTTAGCAGGTACAATGGCTCCATTACTTGGACTCGGTGCATTGGCCATGACTGGACTTGGCGCTGCTGTTTGGGTTATTGGTGCTGCAATGCAGTCTATGGGTGAAGGTCTTGAAACCTTCACAAGTGGTCTAGAAAGATTAGCTGCAATCGATGGTGGAGCTTTACTTGGTGTTGCTGGTGGCGTGGCTGCGTTGGGCGCTGCTATTGCTGCATTTGGCGCTGGTCAAGCAGTAGCTGGTCTTGGTACTCTAGTTGGCAACCTGTTGACGATGGGTCAAGATTCTCCAGTTGAACAACTTATTAAGATCGGTACAGTTGGCGCTGGCGTTAAAGACGCAGCTGATGGTTTGACTTCAATGTCTGGAGCCATGAAAGAGTTCAGTAAAGTAGACTCTAATTCAATGAAGGCTGTTAAGGACTTCCCGTGGGAACAAGCAACTAAGTTCGCTGCGGCTGGCGGTTCTATGTCTGTTGGTGGTGCATCAGTATATAATGCATCAAAAGGTAACGCTGATGAACAGGCAAAGGTTGATGGTAAGAAAGGTGGATCAATGATTAATGCTCCAACTTCTAACGTTTCTAATAGTAACCAGACGAACGTTATTAAACCGACTGTTAGAAATAGTGAATCAAGTTATAACAAATATCTAAGTAAACGTTTTACTTAATGTGAAAAAGGGAGCTTTTAGCTCCCTTTTCTTTTTGCTTATTCTTCCTTCGCAATTTTCTCGAAGTAAGACATCACGTCATCGTCATCATCCATCGGAGCACCCTTTGATGCTGATGGTGTGAACGCTGGCGCAGACTTAGCAGGTTCTGGTGCAGCACGGCTAGGTGCTGGCTCGTCTCCAGACATTTCTGCCGCAGACTTGGCGTTGAAGCCATTACCAGAAAGAACCTCATCCAGCTTACGCTTCAACTCATCATAAGACTTGAAGTTCTTACGATCTAGAAACTCTGCCAATTTGTATTGCTGTTTAGCAATTTCAACGATTGTCTCATCAGAGCCAATTGGAGATGGTTCTTGGAATGCGGATTCATCATAGTTAGTGAAGCCGTCTTTCTTACGCATGCGCAACTTAAAGTTGGCACCTTCCCAGAAGTCAAACACGTTGACTGGCTTTTCATCTTCAAAAGTTGGGCGAGCCTTATCCATGATTTTATCAAAGATCTTCTTACCAAACTTGAATAGAACAACCTTACCCTCTAGTTCTGGATGTTTCGGGTCAGAAACAATCATAACGTTGGCGATGTAAGACAGACGACGCTTTTGGTTTTGCGCAATCTTCTTGTTAGCTTCAACACCTGAGTTCCAAAGAGTGGTGTTGAGCTCGCTAACAGGATCCTGTTCGCCGAGAGTAGTTAGGGAGTTTTCGATGTACCACTTACCAGTTGGTCCTTGGAAACCATGGCTGAAGACGCGAACCCATGGGAGTTCATCACCTTCTACACGAGGTAGGAATCGAATTGTAGCAGTGCCGTTACCTGCTTTGTCACCTTCCAGTTTCCAGAAGCGGTCATCTGCATAACCTTTGGATTCTGTAGAAGGGTTTGCGATTTTCTCGAAGGCATTAGAAATGCTACCGAAATCGTTTTTACGCATTGCGCGAAGTGCTTGAATATCCATTGTATTTTCCTTTGTATAAAAATGTATTATCGTTTCTTGATATGTTGTATCGAAATCTCATCATCTATTTCAATGTACTCGTCGAACGTGTCATCTTCGAGATCATAATCTTCCTCAACATAGCTATTTAGCGTTCTCATTCCACCACCTTTTCGGTTATTAGAATGTTTCCCCGAACGACCAGAGGGTTTCTCATCGTCATATTGACTAGGTTGTTTGTGGTAAGTCTTACCCATGATATTACTGCGAAAGTTCTTCTTTAAAATGATTAAACACTTTTGTGATTTTATCTTTATCGTATTTTACAAACCCTTTGAGTTTTTCAATACGAAGCAATTTGTCACCCAATACGATCTTTATCATAGGATCGTTTTCCCACGATTCGACAAACGGTTCAATGTCGTCGATCATTCTCAAAGTCTCAATAGTTATTTTACCTGAAAGAAACATGGAAGTCAATACAGGTAAATCGCCATCTTTGCATTTGAAAATTCCATCAGTGCTAAACTTATGTACGTCGCACATATTCATAACGTTTGCTAGATCGTCAATAAATGTTTTTGTAATGGCTTGTTTACGTTTCTGCCACTCGAAGTGTAATTCTTCAGCTTCACCGTTTCCGTAAATAGCTGTATCATTACCATAGGCAAAGTTGGAAACAAAGAACTGAATCATTTCTCTGTCATCATACTTTTGACCCAACTTCTCAAAAATGTATCGGTCGTTTCGCGAATTAAAAGCCTCGCGAGTGCCCTTTACATTACCACGTGTCTCAAAAACGTTATACTTCTTTGAAGAGAAGTGTAGTTTTATAGCCATGTAATACTTGTATGCTTTGAAACCGTCCATATCATACGTCTAACTGTGCTTGTTTCGGTAGCATATTAGCATCCCGAAAATCCATTTCAATTTTATCTTTCAAAGACTTGTTAATATATTTTACAATGTCTTCTGGTTCTAGGAAGTTCTCTTTACAATATTCGAGAACAGCATCCATATGACTCATACGTCTTTCTCTGGCTTGCTTCTCAATATGTAAAGAGAATTCATTTGATGTTTTAAACATTCTTCGCGATCCAATAATCTAGGTGTTTAATTTTTTGGGTAAGTTTTTCATATTCGTCAAACTTAGTCTTATACAAAGCCCAAACCTTTGTGTTAGGTTTATCTGCATCCATCTTATCGCCAAATTTATCAAGATACATTGAGAAGAATTTATCAAGCTGCATCTTCTCAACGTATAGTTTTTGACGGTCGGTTTGAAGTTCAAATTTAGTTTTCATAATATAATTATACCTTAAAACGGGATAAAAGTAAAGTTATTTTTTATTGGCAGCGTATACGATACAAACCGAATCAGCCTTACCATATGCGCACTTTACAGCAATTGGGTCAATACCTTTTACAATGGCAGACTCAATGTTTGACTTCATTGCCTCCAACTCTTTGTCATGATGCCAAACAGCAGCACAGATCCCAGAGATGACGCAAATAGTAACAGCGACTAGAGTTGCAATGTAATCAGATTTCATTTTAGATCCTTAACGTCGTCACACAAACCTAATTTCTTCGCTTCGATTGGGCTCAACCAAACGTCTTGTGGTGGGAGCAATACTTCACGAATCTTCTTGTCTGCAAGACCAGTACTGCGCTTGTAGTGGTCAATAACCTTCTTAGTTGTAAGATCGAACTCTTTAATTTGAGCGAACAGTTCGTGTTCTTTACCGATAGCACCCCAAGAATATTGGTGGGATAGAATAGATGTATTTGGTGTCAAGATACGTTGACCCTTTTCACCAGCAATGAAAATCATTAAACCAGCAGAAGCGATTTGACCAAGACCAATAGTGCGAACTGGGATAGCGGAGCCACGCATAACATCAATCAATGCAAATGCTGCGTTCAAGTCACCTCCTGGAGAAGTGATAATGAGGTTAAGCATCTCTGGTCGTTCTTCAGTAAAGTTAGCGTCAAGAATCCACTCGACAGCAGACTTACAAGTAGCCAAACTGATTTCTTCCATCATCAGGAAAAACGAGTGCTTAGAATCACCACCATCAGTTAATTGTAAATTTAGTTTATTCATCATTTCGTCTTTTCCTTATAAAATATATGACGACCAATTACGGTTGTCTTTTCCACGTTACGCCATCTAGGATTAACGTAGTCTGCATGATAGTAAAGAGCACCATGTGTAATGTCTTTCAACTTCTCATAATTTGCATACACATAAAGAGCGACTCTCATCGACTCCCTAAATGCATCGGATTCTTTTCTCAATGTAACAGGCATACAAAACCAACTGAACTGACAAGTCCCTTGAGTTTTCTGTTTAACAACTCCGCAAATGTTTTGAGGGAATCGTTCATCTTGAGTGCGGTTCAGTGTAACTAACGCAACTGCCTGTTTACCTGCCGTTGGTTCATAACCAGCTTCATGGTAAATGTTTTCTGCCAGACAATCTACTTGTCTTCGTGCGTCTTTGGTTAAATCGCTATATGCGATATCTAACGGTTTATTCTCATACGCTTGCCCCATTCCAAATAGAACAGTCAAAGTTAAGAATGAACATAATAGTAGTAATTTTGCTTTGCGCATAATTATCTCCTTAATTAGTTAAAGGGTGTGCTGATGCACACCCCGATCCCATATCAGGTGGACTTTTTGCTAGTCTTTTCTTGTGTAGCTTGAGGGATTTGCGACACGAAGCCGTTTAATTGAGATGCCTTTGCGATAATCTCAGCTTCAGTCGGGAAGATTGGCATAGATGGGTGTTCTGGAGGAACTCCACCAGCATGTCGGGCATTTTCTACCTTAACGTGCCAATCTTGTGATACTTGTTCTTTCTTACCGTGGTATTCTTCAACAAGCATGTCTTTCGCCATTTTTAATAGTTCAAGGCGAATCTCGAACGGTGTCATGTTTGACATAGGGTTTTCTCCTAATTGTGTGTTGTGTGAAATGAAGTTTTTAACGTGGTTACTTCGCCACGCCCCACATCAAGTGCGGAACATTATTATTTAGGTAATCTCATAGCCACGAAATGTACATCAGGGTTTCCAATATGCATTTCATTCCAGACTCTTCTCCAGTTTTTAATAAACCTGTCGTCGCCAGTGGTTGTTGAAGGTATCAACTCCCCTGTGGTTGAAGACGTTGTGTTGGAGAATATGGAGTCACACCCCCATAAATGGATTTCATCACAATCTTGGCTAATCAAAAACTCCGCTGCATAGTGAGCGGCATTGTACCAGTCTTTAGGTTTGAATACGTGGAGGATTGTAAATTCGTTCTCAATACCAAACTCTTTAAACTTTTCAAACACCTTAGTTGATATTATAACTGGAACATCAATTAAAGTAAAGTTATTCTTAAGAACCCACGCAATTTCTTCATCACAAATAACTGTTGCATCTACGCTGAAGTCATCAGTTGGTATGTTGCAACCAAGTACGAAGTCGCCAGTTTTATCATACGACTTCTTACTTGGTCCATTACCTAAAACAATACCGAGCATTATTCCATTAAAACGTAATCGTTCTTGGAAACGCCACACTCTGGGCAGTTAACTTCGTCTGGCAGAGATAACCAATCAGATTCATTCAATTGATGGCCACAAACTACACAAACGTAGATTCTTTCTTGTTGTTCGCTCATAGAGACTCCTTAACTTTTTGATATGCTGCAGCGTGACGCTTTTCAACTTTAGCCAGAGCAGCAAAACGCTTCTCAGCCAATGCTAGAACTTTCTTAAACTGCTCAGCGTGTTCTTTTGATTCACCGATTTGTTCTTGGAACTCACCACGTGCAACCGAGTTACCCTCTTGTGCAGCAACAGCTTCATATGTTGGATACATGACTGTGAACTCGTGAGTCTCACCTTCAATGGCTAGTTCCAAACACTTACGTGTATTTGGTTTACCGATTAACAATTCCAAGTGACCCCATGCATGGAGAATTTCTTGATCAGCTGTATGCTCAAAGTGCTTAGCAACTTCTTCAAAACCCTCAGCACGGGCTAACTTCGCGAAATAGCGATATTTGATATGAGCCATAGACTCACCAGCTAATGCTGACTCTAAATTCTTCAATGTTACTGACATAATGTCTCCTTAATGTAAAATGGTGGGTTATTCTGTTACGAGGAAACCCACCGAAACCCTAAGCAGTGATTAGGCTGCTAATGCGAAAACGTTATCGTTTGCATTTACTTAGTTTGCTTGATTTACGGTCATCGCCTACCGTGCTGCCGTCTCTACTATCTACCCCTGTCGAAACCATGGCATCCCCATTATAAAACATACTGAACCTACATCTT